TTCATATTTCCATGCCGCTAAAAAGTCATCACGGGATTTATCAATCAACGGGTATGTAACCCCTGATAAAACTAACCACGCATTATCAAGGTTTGCAAGTCTCCCCTGCTTAATAAATACAATGCCAGGTATAACAATTGGCTGAATAAATTGAAGTGTAGAGGTTCCGGTTATAGTTGAAACATTATTCAATGTAACCAAATTTCCATCAATTGAATCAATAAAGCTTAATGTGGGTATTCCGTTTCCTGTAACTTGTTCGCCAGGATTGTATAATGTGCCATCTGCTACAGTGAATGAGGGTGAGTTTAATGTAAGCGTCACAATCTCGCGCATGATGGTATCAGTGGGATAGTTATTATCCACAAAGCGAATGGTATTAATGCCAATATTAATAGGGCAAGTCAGAGTCTTCGCTATCGTTAGCATCTGACCATTTCCCGCATACGATTGCATGAGCTGATTTAAAACCTGCAAGCAGAGCTTTTCATCATCACCATGCAATGGCGTTGTAGGATTTGACGCGCTTATCAAACGGTACATTTGAAAAGCAAAGTCTCGGAATGTGTAAGCCATTATCCCTCCGTTTTTTTACGGGGCTTCTTTGGTGCTTCTATTTCTTCCTTTGGCGCAATGACTTCTTTCTTTGGTGCCATAGCCTCAGCTTTAGTGGCAAACCAATCGTCACTATGAGTGAATAAATCGAATTCATCGTAGGATTCGGCTATCTTTTCACGTCCATCACGAGCATAGATAAACGCTCTAAATCCTCTTCGTGGAACTGATTTACCTAAATAAGATACTAATTCTTCTGTTTCTTGTACGTGCATCATTAACCCCTGTTCTAATCAAGTGAAAAATTGACGCGGCTACGAAATGACACCGCGTCGATTTTTGGTTAGGACATAATCATCACAGCAAACTCAGGGTTAATTGCGACCCCGCAAATTACGTCGATACGGTCTAACTGTTCATAATTTCTGATATCCGCACCCAAAGAGTAGGTCATAGAAAGTTTGTACAAGTCAGAGTATCGAGTCACAGCCTCAACACCACCGCGCAGTTCTTTGATAGGAGGAGCAGCAAAGACTACGGCTTGGGTGTGGTAAGCCAATGACACGTTATGAGATGCGTACAGCAACATTTGAGCGCCGTTAGGAATAGCAGCACTGATGTTTTGACGCGCACCATCAATAACAATCGTAGGGTTAACAGGGATAGTTGCAGTGTTACCATCGGAAGATATGACCTGAGCAGTAACAACGAATTGCGCAGGAGCTTCGTAGATGGGTTCGTAGGTCAATGGGTTAACCATGTACACACCAGCAGCAGGAGCTACTTGAATCACGTCACCTAGATTAAATACGACAGTTCCAGGGGCTTGACCCAATCCAGTTACAGCAATGGTATTTCCGCCAACGATAGGGCCATTGGTTACAGTACCAGCGAGCAACATACCAGCAGGAGGAGTACCGCCTAACTGACCAGCACCAGCTATTTGTCGTCTTAAGAAGTTAGTCTTGAAGAAGTCAAAACCTGACAAGTGACCAATAAAGCCATCAATCAATGCACCAGTGTTTACAGTGTTGTTGAAGACGTTATACAAGTCATTGTTCAAGTTAGCTGATACACGAGGAGGTACAGCAGCATAACGCTTGCCATCTTCGGGTATACCAAGCTGAGTCATTAAAGCATCAGCGCTTAGAATGGTGTTAAAGTCTACAGGAACGCCAGGAGTACCCACGGATTGATAGACTTGAGTTTGGAACGTGTCAGCAATGAAGTTCTCAACCAAGTTACCAAGACGTTTAGCCCTAGGAGCGTTCGCCATTTCTAAATAAGGTTCATCTCGCGCACGGTCGAACGTCAGGTTGAAACCTGTGTATTCAATCATGGTACGGAATTGTTTAGAAATTGTTAGAGGTCGAATTATCTGTACACGCGCTTCGGCTGTAGCTGTAGCGCCTTCACCAGCAAGGTATCTTTCTTCTAAGCGGTAGTCGATTGTTTGACCAGTAGCGAATCTTAAGTTCTTAAAATCGCCTTCGAGGTTTCTATTAGCAGTTCTAGCAAAAGCGAGCGAATTCCAGAAGCGCACAAATACATCATCTAGTACATATTGTGTTTCCATGAACACATTAGCCATCATATTCTCCAAAATTTGAACAACAAATTACGCCTTTTTAAGGCACCATTTCTTGTCCAAGCGGAGGACTGATACACGCTTAGTATTTTTCGCAAGTGACGGTTGCTTGCTCCTTTACACGTCAATTTATAGAATATACCTATTTATTAAACCGTCAAATATGCGTAAAATATAAGCATAAATTAGGAGCAGGAATCCATAGAACTCCTGCAATCAGCAATAGATTATTTAAAAAAACATAAATAAACTATCTTCCTCTCTTCTGGTTCAATTGCTGTTTTCTTTTCGCATCAGACTTCGCTATTAAATCTTCAATTGACGGCTCAGTTTTCTTCCCTTTAACCGGTAAACTACTATCTTCACGACTTTTGCTTACAGGTCTAGGTGCTTTGGTTGTTGGAGCAGCTTTTCTCATACGTTCCTCAAGTCTTCCCATTTCCATAATTTGAGCCGCAGGATCGCCAATTTGTGATATTCGCGCTAATTCTTGCGGATGTCGTTTGCTTGCTGCATAAATAAATGCGGCTGGGTCTGGCAATCCTCGAAGTGCATAAGTCATTGGATCAGTTACAGGTTGCGCCCCTACTACTTCCCTAAAATCACTGAATCGCCCCATTCCACGGCTAAATTTATCCTCAAATTCGGCTTGATGCGCTTCATCTTTGGCTTGTTGCTGTTGCTGGGCTTGCTTTTGACCTATCTTAGAGACGGTTCGCTCAACAAATTTCTCTAGTTGACCTTCCCATGACTCCTCCGAATCGGGGTTGTACTCGAAACCTTGAGCTTGTTGCGCCACTTGTTGCTGTGTTGGCTGTTGATTCTTATTATCACCCCGAGAAAGCCTCTCACGAACTGCTTTATTAATGCGCTCGTTAACTTCTTCCTCAGTATATGTTTTAGGAGGCGTTTTAGTATTTCCATAATCGTCATAATCTTCCTCTCTTTCTTGCGGTTCCTCATCTTGTGGCTCGTCTGGCTCATCTTGAGGTGATTCTAAGTCTCTAGCGTCTGGCTCAGGTGAATCAATATCACCGTAAGATGTATCGGGTGTCTCCTGCTCTTCGTATCTGCTTTCGGGCGTTGCCGGAATTGATGGCGAACTGCCTCCCATTAACAAATCATCAATATTGCTCACTTCTGTAGGCATTTAAACACTCCCTGTTTATTTAAAATTACTAAACAACAATCCAATCTTCCGCCATAACATCTCCCATTGAAGCCATCCATACTCCAATTGATCCATCTTGATATTTCATATCAATATGCGGTCTATAATTAATTTCAGTTCCTTCAGTAAAAATTCCTAATAATGGAGCGCGATTAACTTTGAATTGTGATCCATTAACTAAAAAAACAAATTGGTTTTTCCCGTTCCATCCTGAACGTTTTAATAATTTACCTGCTTTTATTTCAATCAATGCATTACTAAAATCCATTTTTTACTCCTGTTTATTATTGAATCTTATGTGTCAATATCCTCACCAAATTGTCAGCGTGAGCTATTGACTCATCACTTTGTGTACGTTGCGTTTCAGCGAGATAACGTAGCTCCTGCTCTTGTATATCTCCTGCAACTACGAGTTTTTCCGTCTCAAGCTTTTGAAGTGCTACTTGTGCATCCATTAGGATTTTTTGTTGTTTAAGTCGTATCTCCTCCTCCTTTAGTTGGATTTCTTTTTGCTGCATTTGCATTTGCTGTTGTTGCATCTGCATTTGTTGTTGCATCATTTGTTGTTCGGGTGTTGGTTGACCGCTTTCATGTGGCATTTTTCCGGTCTTTCCTGCCTCAATGATTTCAGGCGGAACAATCGTTTTAAGACGGTTCTTAATCTCCAAGTTATTGGATAGCGGTAGGTTGTCAGCGTATAAATCAGCAACAAGTTTGAAAGTCTCTGGATCTGCTTGTAAGACTTCTCGTAATGACTGTAATGCCTGTTCCTTTTGGCCTTCAAAACTTGGCCCCGCTTTAAGCCGTACCTCATAGGTTCCTTTCCTTATGTCGTTTTCAATAAGTTCGCCGTAGTCATCCATTTGTTTATTAACGGTGATGTTCTTCATGCCCTCTTCAGGCATCATCAGGGTGATAACGCGCTCAGAGTCATAAACACGGGGAATCATTTCATTGACCACTGATCCGCCAGTGGTGATAGCTCGGTTTACTGAATTGAAAAAGCAGTACGTGGAGTAAGAGCCTTGACGGGTACGCGCATCAATTGCAGTGCCTGAGACTTCATTGCCTTGTTGGCCGAGCTGTGTAGGATATAGGCCGGTTGCTAAATACAAATCCTGTATTGCAATCTCGTATTGTTGAAGCAACGAGGCTGACAGTTCAGGCGGTCTTAATTGTTCAGGTTTAGCACCGCTTGGGCTTTCATCGTAGGCAAGTAATCCCTGAACGGCATTGGGGTCACGCCAGTTTCTTTGGGTATCTAATCCCTGTACGTTCTTCTTGCTGCCTATGAATTGGTCATAACGGGATATCTTGAGAATAAAGGCTGATTGCGTGCGAATGTAGTTGATATAGCGCTGAGTATCTCTACAGTCACCAAAGAAGCTACGACAAACTTGTTTGCCGTTTTTGTCATAGAAACTATTTTGATCCATGAATATAACGGGCAGTTGTTCGGCTGGGAATTCGCCATCTTCCAGGATGTAATCACCGGCAATTTTGTAATGCCAAATTTTGTACGATTTAAACTTGCGCTTGTCCTCAATGCGCACAGGCTCGCCATCATCCCAAAGCGTTATCATGTCGTAATCTTCCTCGATGGGAATCTCTTCGACTTCTTCGGCATTAGAATCACCCATGCTTGCTATGCCTTGGGCTTCCTTGGTTTCTGTAGACATCAAGTCCATGTTGGTATCTTGAGGCATCAAGTCCATACCTGGCATGTCTTGGCCAACGGCTGCGGTTAAATCTAAATCGTCTCGGTTCTCTTCTAGCTGGGCATTCATCTCGCGAGATTTTTCTATCAGCTCGTCAAGTTCTTCTTGATTATATGTTTTACCATTTGATAATTTATAAAGCGTATCGTTCTCAAACTTGCGCTTAAAGTGGTCAATAATTGTAATTGCTTCATTATCTGCCCAGGTAAACGGGTCTTCTCCTGCTTCTGGCTGGACTGCAAGGGCTATATCTTCTGCGCTTGCTGTTGGACTCATAGTCTTTGATATTTTTTCTTCTAAGTCTTTACCGTAAATCTCACGGAATTTATCGCGACTCATGCGTGTGATATATCCGCAGTGCATACCATCCGTTTTGTTTGGAGTCTCGGCACTTATATCGAAGTATGTGCGTGTAGCATCTTTGAAATGACCGTAACAAATATCAAGGTCAAATGAGCGTTGGTGTGTGTAATCAGTTCCTACATAGAACGCGCTATAGCCTCCGATGGCTGCTTGTCCGGCTGCGACCTGGTAAGAGATGGTTGCATCAGTTGAGAACATAATGTCTTTGACAATCAGCTCTCGCAAATGAGCCGTATTCTCATCACAGTTAGTCATCGGCACGACTTGAAGCTGCGGGGTATTTTGTTGTTGTTCCCCTAGCAAAGAGTTCGCCATAGCACCGAGTTTATTAGCAACCATCGGCACTTTACGGAACGTCTTAATCATGTCGTCCTCTTCCTCGTCTGTCCATTGCTGGCCGAGTACAAAGGAATGCATCTCGTGGTATTGGTCAATGTTCCACTTGAAGCCTTCACGCCACTTTTCACAAGCTAAACGCGCTTCATGCGCGATTTTTTCCGCTTTCTTGGCCATCACTAAATCCTTTTAGTTAGGCGTGTTTTAAATCAATCTTCCAGCAGTGTGCTCCGGTATAAAATTAGGTTGGTAAGAAGTCGTTCCTGCATGCTGTCCATAAGCAAACGTGATCATTAGCGAGTCGGCTTTGTCTGGGCTATTCATGCCACGCTTTCTCGCCTCTTTCTTACTCTCAATCACTAAACGCCCTGAACTGTTGTAATCGTAGCCCAAGCCGCAAAGCTCTTTTTGTAAGTCTGGGTCGTCTGGAATCTGTACGGGCATATCCTGGTTAAACCAGTCACGCATCTCGCTCCATAATTCCGCACGCAGGTTTAAGAATTGGTCAGGGTTATTGGCAGCTCTCGCCACGTTCACACCCACAACACACTCGTAGCCCATTTCGTGCAACCTATCTACCACGCCCGCGCCTATCCCAATGCAATCAATAAATACTTTGTGGGGTCGTTCAGTATCAATAATGTGCTTAATCTTCCCCACGAGCTGCATTGTGTCCAATCCTTGGAACGTTTCGCTTTTAAAAGCTTTTCGGCCACGTCGTCTAATGATTGCGCTTTTATCTTGTCCGCCCCGTGCTGGGTCAACACCAAGCAGCAAAGCCGATTCTGATTCAACTTGAGCCTTCCTGGCTCTTTGTACCGGTTCGACTGTGATAAAGGTATCAGTGATTGAATTTAAGAACGCCTCCTCATCCGTAAAGGGGTATTCCTGGCTAAATCCCTTGCACTTCTGCCCATAGTCACCGTCAAAGTCAGATAACTTGTTACGTCTCCATGCTAAGTTACGCGCTGTAAGGCCATCATGGCCGTATAGCATCATCCAGTCTTTTTCCTCGTCGGTTAGCTCCATGCCCTCCGCGCTTCGTGTGTACTCATCTTGCCAATACCACGGCACAAAGATGTTTATGTAATCGCTCTTGCCTTCTTTGGCATCTTGCCAATCTAGGTAAAAAGCGTTTGCAATTCCGTTAGCCGTTGACTCTTTAATCTTCTCGGTTCCTGGGATATCGGCAACCGTTTGCTCTATTCCGCGCTTAATCTCGACATGGTTATCATAAAACGCATATTCGGATAAGTGCATAAGCTGGTTAGTCATTGACCGGCCTATCTCTTTACTGCCCGCAGTTCCCACTCGATAGCCTGAGTTAAGCTTGTTAAATAGCAACTGGTTTTCGTTATCTTTATCGGGCTTTGGTGCAAGTCCAGGCGGCAAATTAAGATTGTATCGCTTGGTCATTGCAAAAAGACTGCGTGTAGCGTCTCCCATGTGGGTTAGAATGAACGCTTGCGTTCCTGGTAGGGTAAGAGCCTTATGGAAGTAACGACCGCTTATATACGTGCTAATTCCTTGCTGACGGCCTTTTAATATATTTGCTCTCACATAACCAAGTAATGCTAATTGCGCTTCTAGCTTTCCGTGTACATACTTTTGCGCACGGTTAAACTCAAATGCCGTAAGTTGCCCCGACTTATCAGCTATTTTAAAAAAAGACGGTGCAAACTCTTCCAAGTCATAGACATTAATCATGCTTGACCTTTATCTCACCGGTTATAATCTTTTCCAATACCGAAACGGCATTGTCTTGCTTGTCGTCTTTGTCTTCGGTGTAATCATCACGAAACCGGTTTTTCATTGTGAAAATCCAAGGGGCAGCGGAAAACTTTTCATAGTTACCCACCACGCCATCAATGCCCAGCTCTTCCCAATAGGCTTGG